CGTTGGGATCAAGTCCGGCTGATGCGGCTGTGATGCCTGTGCGGTTGCCCTTTATGTCATCCATGAATTTCAGCAGGGGCATGACCTCGCTGCCGACGCCCTGATGACTGAGCGGCTGAACTGCACCAGCGTTGCGAGTGCGTATGATCGAACCAGCAGACCCATCCAGTAGGTCATCGAGATTGACCTGTCCCTCGATGGCGACTGTGCGCGGGTTCACTGTGAGATAAGTTGCGTCGAGATATTGCCGCATCAAAACAGATTTGATCTGTTGCACGTCTTTTGTCAGATCAAAGATCGAGCGACCAACCAAGCGATGCGGCATATTGATCGGGCTGATCACAGCAAATGGGATGTGATCAGTGACCTCATTTTCGAGAACATGAGATCCAGCGTCGCCTATAGAAAGAACCCGACGCCGCTCAGCAATGCCATCACCATCGGCGTCCATCAGAATGACGCTGTCGTAAACAGCAACCTCGCGCTGGCTTTCGTCGGCTGGTGAGGTGTCTGAGCCTGAACCAATGTCGCCAAATCTGACGTCGCGTTCTTCTTCCAGTTCAACTCTTGTCGAGCCGACGTGTTCTCTGACCTCATCCTCATCATAGCCAAGCGACACAAGGTCTGAGACAGTCATGGTTGTGCGGTGACAGACGAAACGACAGTCATCAAGTGACTTGGCTCTGCGATTGAAAAGAAATTCCTCTGGTGGGACGTTCTCGATGCGGATCTTGCCAGACTTGCGAGTCACTTTGACTTTCATGTCATAGCTTTCGGCGGTGGCCTGCTCTGTGCCATCATCCATGATCACGCTTGTCATGTTCATCGACTGTTCGATGACCTCGACATCTGGGTTTGCCAAGACAAGAGCCAGCTCTGCCTCATTCAGATTTTCATAGGTTTCTTCTTCAACAGTCGTGGTGTCATCCCAATAGAATTTGACGACACCAATCTTGAATAGCAAAGAGTCCCGAATCCATGTGTCGATGATGCGATAGCCATTGTTGTCGCTGGTGATCACATAGTTCGCAAAATCTGAAATCTGCTCAGCAAGCTCCTCATCTTCAGCGTTGCGGGGGCTAAACCTGACATATTTGTCGGAGCCACAAAAAACACGCATCAGAGACGGCATAATTTGCTCGACCACGTCCGACACAGTGGTATCAACGACCTGTGACTTGCCCTCGATTTCATTGCCGAAAGGCTCAGCCAGATAATAGTCAAGAGCCTTTATGCGGTCGGCAGAATATTCATTGTCGTAATTATCGAGCGCATCGCTGATCTCTCGCGAGATCAGATTGCCGACGTCCTCATCACTTAGTTTTTGAGCCATTCTTTTTCCTCGCACGTTTTGGCTTCGCCAGAGCCTCGACGTCACATTTTGAATTGCTGCGGCAAAACTTGGGCGTCACACAGCCAACACACAGAGACATCTCTGGGGCTGGGGGCGCAGGGGGACGTCTGAGAACTCTCTGGACGATCATTTCGAGCAGTATTTCCCAGAAACAAGGCGAATGCCCTTGTTGCCCTTTTTGGGAGCTTTTTTGCCGTTATAGTGCATCTGTTTTCACTTTCCGCTTTTTGGTTTCTTTCGGCTCTGACGTCATGCCATAGCCACTGGTTGTCAAAACCCGCATGGGCTTTGGCTCTGCCAACACCACACTCTGAGCAGGCTGACGCCCCTCAAAGCATTTGTCTCTTGCCACACAGCGCGAGGGCTTTGGGCATTGTTTACAAGTTTCCATCAGATCACCATTTTTCACGATTTGACCAATAGGCCGCTGACATCTTGCCTTTTTGGATGTTTGCGGCATGACGTGCCTTGAACGATGCGCGACGTTTTCGAGCCGCTTCGCTCTCATTTTTCTTTTTAGGGGAGCCGGACACGCCCTGCTGCCCAAAGCGAATCGTCTTAACTTTGTCGCCCTCTTTAGCCACCACGACATGACTTTTGGTCGGATGATTCGGCGTTCTTTTTGGCTTGTTGTATCCCTCAAGCCCCAATCTCGTTAGTCGAGGGTCTTTTTTGCCTGCCATGTTCTGCCTTAAATCTGGGGGGTAGGATCATACACCGACCACCTCTAATCGCCGTCAGCGAGCTTTCTGCGGCGATTTTTTTTGCTCAAAATGCGGTTATTCGTCAAAATCGGTCAGTTCGATGCTCTGAAAAAACTCGACCAGCTCATCAACAGTCACGCCGGATTGCTTTGCCATCCAACTGATCAGAATGATCGAGGCGTGAACAACATCACTCCCCTCGCATCTGAAAAACTCATCATTCATCAGCCCGACGGCTGTTATGCGCAAAGCCTCAAAAGCATGAGAGATGCCATCATCCTCAAGCGAGATCGTGACCTGCTCATCATCGAGGTCAGGCTTTTTAGCCTTAAACTCAAGCACGTTGTCGTTCAAATCACCCAACTCATGTCCCTCTTGAGGTTCAAGCGATTATTCCAGCGACTTGAATGCCCAGCCGCAATCGCTCCATCACCAGCAAAAGACAGCACAAAAGCATCAGCCGTGTCGGGGCTGCGCAACCCTCTGCGCTTCATTTCATCTTTGCTCTCGATCTTTAGCTTGCCAGTGGATTGATATTTATACCTGACAGCCGTTATCTCTGAGATCAGCGTTTCATCATTCGGGATCTGAACATCACGCCCCTCGAACCACTCGCGAGCTTTCCAAAACAACTCATCACGCAAGCGAACAAACTTTTCTTTAAGGCTTGGACTCTCAGAAACCGCAACACCAACCGCAGGCATATCAAGCTCAGCGAGGCGATCAGCCAAACCAGCACCAATGCCAATGCTGTCGATATAAATAGCGACTGGACGATCCTGATAGCGAGTTGCCTCATACTCCGACATAATAATGCCAGCAAGGGTCATCAGATCCTTGTTTTGCCACGTTTTGATCGGCTCAAGAACCACATTGCCCTGACGTTTGCATAGAGCCGTCCTGTCGCCGCCATAGCGCGAGACATCAAGACCCCAGACGACAGGTGTAGTCGGCGACATTTCAATGTCGCGCCTAGTAGCACTCTCAACCAGATGTAGTGGCACCAGAACATCATCCGATTGGGTCGGAAATTCGCCAAGAACCCTGACACGATAGACATTGCTGTCCTCGCCGTATTTCGTCGCCATATCCTCGACAAACTTGTCAGAAACTGTCTCAGCATCTTCACAACTCACAGTCAGGCAATGCCACATCTCGCGATGAGAATGAAAAGCATCATAGAAATAACCATCAGCGCGGGTCGGGTTCCCGCACATCAAAACCTTTGCGCCAGTAGTGGACAACGCACCCTCGCCGACCTGAAACACCACATCGGGGATGCCTGACGCTTCTTCACAGATGAAAAGCATATTCTCTGAGTGAAAGCCTTGCAGAGCCTCTGGGTTCTCTCTGCGGCTGGTTCGAGCAACCGCAAAGCTGTCAGATGCACCTTTGAGGCTGATCTTGTCAGTCTTGAACTCAAGCAGTTCTTTGAAGCCCTTTGGCAACTGCCGCGCCCATTTGTCGATCTCAGTCCACAAAACATCATTCAACTGATGCGCTGTGTTTGCTGTGACAGCAATCTTGCATGGATAGTGCGTCAACAGCCACCAGAGCGTCACCCATGCCTCGAAAGCAGTCTTGCCGACGCCATGACCAGATTTGATCGCAACCTTGTCATGCGCCGCTATAGCGTTCAAAGCGTCGCGCTGCCAGCTCTGAGGCGTCGCACCAATCACAGTCTCAACAAATAAAGCAGGGTCATTCCGCAGGCGCAGAATGGTGTCCTCGATGGTCGCCATAGATGCCCACCCCAATCCCTCGCGCTATGAGGGAATAGCGCATTGCCAAAAATTTTATAACGCCGCAGTCACTGAACGCCCCAAATCAAAGGGGGGGTCAGCGTCGCAGTTGGTTAATAACGATGATCACAAGCAGGCCGACAATGATCGCCTCTGCTATGGTGATCGGGAATGATAGGATCATGGGAGCCTCTTGATGGGGGCAAGAACAACAACCGCCCGCCCGAAAAAATAGGGGGGGGGTCAAATAATATAATTCGCTAAGAATCAGGCTGGTTTTGTCCACCATCTGTCCACCACATCGGCAAACCCGCAGAAATCCTTAATAAATGTCAGGCTGATGACCTAACACTCAATGAATTGCGTCGTTTTCCTCGCGTGCGCGTAGCGTATCCCTAGCTTGCTTTACGCCCACAACCCCCTCATCTTCAATCCTCTGAGCAACCCCCTTGAGAGCGTCCACATAGCTGCTCTCATGCTTCACTTCCATGCGATGAATATCGCCGAAGCTCTTTGGTGCCAGCTTTGATGACGTCCATTTCAGCGCATCAATAGCAACCCTTGCCGCATTAGGATCAAGCGTTCCAGCCACAACCTGATCAACCAGCTCGCTAATCCTGTCAGCATAAACCTGACCTCTATTCTCCATCGCCAAGCTGTAACGTGCTGCAAACTCGCCATCGCTGTTCAGCTTTGCGCTGACCACTCTCCAACTCGGCATATCCTTGTCGTTACCGCAAACATCTCTCGCTGATCGCCCCTCTGCGATACGCTTGAGAAACTCAGCCCAATCGTCGTCGCTGTGCTTTTTAGCACCCTTGACCCGACTATGTGTCATATCTCATTACCCCAAGCATCCCAGCCAGACGCTCTCTGTCTTGCAAAAAGCTCAATCCGATCAACATCGCCCATCAATCTGACGATGCGATCTCTGACCTCATCTGGCTTTTTTGAGTGTTTTTCTATTCTTGCATCAACAACCTGATGCACAGCTTTGGAAACCCGCTTTGGCTTGCCTCTGGTAGCTATCAAGCAAAGCTCTGCATTTGCCCTTGTCCAATAGCCCAAGCCCCAGAACCAGCCATCACTGACTTTGTTTCTCTTGACCCAAGTGAAACCGACAGTTTTGTATTTGAACCCCCAAGCCTCGATCACCTCAAGCGCATGAGGCAACATCGGTGTCGTCGCCCACATAAACAAAGCGCAATCATCAGCCGCTAGATCAGCGACAGGCAGCTCTTTGATGTCTTTTAAGCTCATCACATCATAATGCTGGTCAGCACCTTTCTTGCCACCAGCAAGAAATTTCCACGCTGGATCAGCGTAGATGACGCGATAACGCTTGTCAGGGAATTGCATGAAAAAGCCCCTCTCTGGGGCAATGGTTCCATTCTGCTGAAAACATATCAGAAACCCCCCCTATGTGCAATATGCGCATTTTATTTGCATAATATTACTAATAGGCATAATATGAGCATATTAACCAATAGGGAGAATGATCATGAAATTTTACATCACACAGCTCATCGCGACCCTTGCGTTCTTTGCGACTTGGGCAACTGTTTGCGTGTTTTTCTTTTCACTAATGACCGCGCCTTAAATGGCTCTGATCGAGATATTACGTCACCCCCAGATCGGCTGGGAAACAGTCGCAGAGTGCGAGCATTGCGTTGAGCGATTTCGAGAATTGCGCGGCTGTTATGAGTGCGACTATCAGGGATGGCGACAACTCACAGAAGATGAGGAAATCGAAAATGAAAATAGTCACAATCAAGCTGACGCAAAAAACAGCAAAGCAGATCCTCAAGGGTCAAATACAAATTGAGGGAAACAACCGCATCAGAAATGTGATCAAGCGTCAAATTGCTGATGGACTGCGAGAAATCGAGCGCAAGCGGCTGGAATATTTCAATCGGATAGTAGGGCGCAAATATCAGATCACGCCTCGCGTCACCGATCATTCAGATGCTTAAACGCATATTCTAGATCGTCCAAACAGACTCTCAATATTTCGGGTGCGGCCTTTGGGTTGCGCCCATTTTTTCTTGCCCATTCAGCGGCTGACATATCGTGCAAAACCACGTCCTCAACACAGCCGAAACTCTCTCGCCCCATGCGTCTGACAACCTTTTGGAAATCAGCGAAGCAGTCTGAGGCATATTCTGTCATGCTTGAGTTACTGCTTGGTGGCACCCACTCCATTTTGCCTGTCATACGCTGTGTTCTTCCTGCCGCTCGATATAGATGCAACAACTGCTCAGCAGCGGCGTGTTGATGCGAATTGATGTGATTGTGCTTGAGATAGTAGTCGATCCAAAGCTGATCAGTGACCCTGATGCGCTTTTTCCCAGCTTGTCGGGTCTCAACTTCCTCGATCGAATGTTTCGCCAGAAATTCTGG